TTGACGATAGGACTATATCGAACCCAATCCTAACTTCTTGCTAAAGAAGTATTTATTAAGCGACCATTCTGGGCGCACCAGCATAGATTTGTGTTGTTGCAACATTCTTATGAGTAAGCATTTTTGACACTGTGAAGATGTCTGTACCGGCTGCAATCTGTAGTGTAGCATATGTGTGCCTAAAGCAGTGGAACAGAATACAAGAAGCAAGCAGATGAAGAGATAAGAAAGGAAAACGTAATTGGTTGAATATGAGCAAAAGTTCTGTTTTTTGCTGAAATAATGGAAAGCAAAAATGGACAGGTTATTGCAGGTGTTCAGTTACCAGAATGTTAGCTGCCTAGTTACCTGAACCGAATAGGTAACAGGCTGAACAGTGAAGAAACTGTCACAGAGCCTATTATTCACTGTTTGTCAGCATTTTGCATATCAAAGAGCGCTTATAAAATAGGTAATTTTGCCATTAAAAAATAAGCGTATGAAAGTAGAAAAATTCAAGGTGTTGCTCTACCTGAAAAAGAGCGGTCTAGACAAATTCGGAAAGGCTCCGATAATGGGGCGAATAACAGTAAACAACACGATGGCGCAATTCAGTTGTAAGCTGTCATGTACTCCGGAGTTATGGAATCCAAGAGAGAGCCGACTGAATGGAAAGAGTAAAGAAGCCGTTGATGTTAATGCAAAAATTGACCGGCTCTTGCTTTCGGTCAATTCTGCATTTGATTCACTTGTTGAACGTAAGATTGATTTTGACGCAACTGTTGTCAAAGAGCTTTTGCAGGGAAGTGTAGAAACCCAGATGACTCTGTTGAAACGGCTTGATATGCATATAGAGGATATGCGCTCAAGAATCGGTATTGATGTGGCGAAAAGCTCCATGTCAACATACATTTACACCCGTAGGTATCTTGGTGAATTTATTCAAAAACGCTTCAAGACAAGTGATGTTGCTTTTGGACAGTTGAATGAACACATCCCATGGGAGTTTCAGGATTATATACTGAAGGACAAAGGGCTTGCGGTAGATACGGCAAGACATTATCTGGCAATCCTGAAGAAAATCTGTCGGATGGCATTCAAGGAAGGACATGCAGAGAAGCGTTATTTTGTGAATTTCAAACTACCCCAAGAGAACAGGAAACCACCACGGGCTTTGAGTCGTGAGGATTTTGAAAAGATTCGTGATGTTGTGATACCACCGGAAAGAATCACTCATAATATAGCCAGGGATTTGTTTCTCTTTGCCTGTTATACAGGAGTTCCGTATGCGGATGCAGTTTCAATCACTAGAGATAATATATACAAGGACGATAAAGGCGACTTATGGTTAAAGTATCTGAGAAAGAAGAATGAATATCTGGCCCGCGTCAAATTGCTGCCGGAGGCTATCTCTCTTATAGAAAAATATCGTTCGGATGACAGGAAAGAGCTTTTCCCGATGATACACCATCCCAATATGAGACGCCACATGAAAGGTTTACGGGATCTGGCTGGCATAAGCTGTGATTTGGTCTATCATATGGGAAGACATACCTTCGGAAGTCTGATAACCCTTGAGGCTGGTGTTCCTATTGAAACAATCAGCAAAATGCTTGGTCATACCAATCTGACAACTACCCAGCTTTATGCAAGGGTAACTCCTAAAAAACTTTTCGAGGATATGGACAAATTCATCGAGGCAACGAGTGATATGAAACTGGTATTATAAATCAAGAATGAAAGAATCATGAGAAGTACATATAAGCAACTGTATTATATAAACCGCAATAAAGTCAAATCTGACGGGACTACATCAATCATGTGTCGTATTACAATAGACGGAAAGGCTGTTGTATTATCGACCGGGTTGTATTGCCAGCCGGAAGAGTGGAACAGCAAGAAAGGGGAAGTCAAGAACAACAGACAGAACGAGATGCTTTGCGAGTATAAAAAACGAATAGATGAAACTTATGCTGAACTGTTGAAAGTAAACGGTGTCATCAGTGCAGAGCTGCTGAAAACAGCCATGACCGGAGCAGTCGACATCCCGAAATTCATATTACAGGCAGGAGAGGTGGAACGGGAAAATCTGAAAATCCGTTCCATTCAAGTAGATTCAACCTCCAGTTACAGGCAATCAAAAATGTATCATTACTATCTGGGGGAATACATCCGTTCTCTGGGCAAGGAGGACATGCTTTTTACAGATATTGCCGAAGAGTTTGGCACCAATTTCATTTTGTATCTGAAAACAAATTACCCTCATAAGCCATCATACCGTAACCATTGTCTTTGCTGGCTGAAACGTCTGGTTTATCTTGCCGTGGATAACGGAATTTTGAGATATAATCCTTTGGATGATATAAAATATGAGAAGAAGGCACCTGCAAAGCTCATGTATATAAGCAAGAATCAACTTCAGGAGATAATGAGCCATCCAAAACCGGATCCACTACAGGAACTTGCAAGAAGAACCTTTATATTTTCATGTTTTTGCGGTTTGGCTTACGTTGATGTACGCAATCTCTATCCGCATCATATAGGTACAACTGCAGAAGGACGAAAATATATCAGAACATACCGCAAGAAAACAAGCGTTGAGTCATTTATACCATTGCATCCGGTAGCTGAGCAGATAATTTCCTTGTATAATACGACAGATGACAGTAAGCCCATCTTCCCGTTACCCATACGGAGTATGATTTGGTTTGAGATACATGAATTGGGATTTTCGCTTCAGTTCAAGCATAACTTGTCATACCATCAAAGCCGTCATACTTTCGGTACCTTGATGGTTTCTGCCGGGGTTCCCATGGAAAGCATCTCAAAGATGATGGGCCATACAAATATCAGAACCACACAAGGATACGCAAAAGTTACAGATGACAAGATTTCAGAGGATATGGATAAACTAATAAGAAAATAATTACAATACAGCGCCAGTAATATTAAAATACTGGCGCTGTATTGTATATTGTAATATTAGATTAATGTTTTTAAATGTTCCATTTCTTCTTCAAGTATTTTTCTTTGATCCTTTAGCTTCTGAAATTCAGGATGACTATTACTCCAAAACTCATTTTGTTCATTAATAATTCTTGATTTATTTATTTTAGGTGATAAAATAAATAAATTCTGAATCCTAGTAAGGCCCAAAATGAATGTAACTATAGAAAAAACCAATCCTAATGTTAGTAGTTTATTTCCTGTAATATATCCCAATAAATTTTCGTATGTAATATCCAAGTTAGACATATCACTTACGAAATTGCAAATAGAGAGAGGTGCTATTATTATTAATGCAATAATCGCCAATATTTCGGAAAAAAAAGGAATATAGAATTTAACTAAAGATAATGATTTTTCTCTATCTTCATTGAGATCTTTAATTTTTGAATCAAGGTTTTCTATCAATTTTTCGATTTCTGAAATTCTATCTTTTGTCTTTAATTTTTGTTTTAGTTTTATAATCTCATTGTAGCTGTTTTGATTTTCTTTTTCTTTATTATCAATTTGTAATTTAAGTTTTTCTATTTCATCTTGCTTGCTACTATTTATAGAAACTTGCTTATCCAACATACCTTTTATAGAGTCTAATTCTTGGGTCGTTTTTTGCAGTCTAGATGAAAACTCTTCTAATTTTTCTCCCATTGTTTCCATCCGTTTAATTCGTTCCGCATGTTCCTCTATAGCTAAATGAATGGTTGAGGATGCTATTTTTATATTTTCTTGTTTCTCTTCATCTGAAATTTCCCCTATATCTGAGATTTTAACTACTTCATTCAGAACTTTTTGAGAACGATTGACTAAAGCACAATACAGAGCAGAATAATCCTCTTTAGACAGTTCTTCTTCATTGATGTATTTTGATACTAATCTTAATTTATGTCGAACATCTGTATTGTTTAATGCAATACATCGAGAAATAACTTCAATAAGACCTTTTTTTCTTACAATTGTTGATTTAGAGCTATGAATCCATAGCTCAGTAACAACTTTTGCTGGATGAATTATTGGTGAAAATTTTGTTCCAGTATTATTTTGTTTGATAAATTGTATCAAATCAATATTTAGTGATACGAATATGCAATTAATTTTTTCTCGTGATTGAACATGTCCTCTCTTTTTTATTATATAGTCATTTATATATATGTCATGTATTTCACGGAAATTATTTTCTGAATTTATCTGATTTCTCTGTATTCCTAATTCTTTAACAGATTGTTTATTCTTATATCTAGTTATGATATTATTTAACTCGATATCAGATTCTCCTTGAATAATAATACCTGTATTTTCGATTAGTGTCCTTAACTTATTTCTTAATGATAATATTTTACTTGAAGATAAATTTCTTCTATAGTAAGCTTCAGCAATTGCTGTATTTGGATTAGGAGCCTGAGCTTTTTCCACAGCATATAGAATAGAATCTATTTCCTTCACCGTCATTGTATTGACAATAGCTCTATTCCCTGAGTTTAATATTATTTCTAGAAGTTCTTTAGCATAAATAACATTAGCCTCACTATCAAAATCCAGAATGGCCATGACAAGAGATGAATCTAAATAATAGTCTATACTATTTGTTGGTCGAATATTTAAATCCACTTCTCTTTTTAGGAATGCAGCTACACATGATCCCCAAAAAATGTCATTAGCTATATTAAATAGTTCTATTTTATTTTCCCTCAACTCTAAGAGAAAACGCACTATGTGAAGATAATTTTCATTTACTGATGTCGCTGAATCTAAATTGTTCAAGTATTTGAATAAATCTTCAGTGTTATCGATAAAGAAATCTAAAAAAGATTTATCTGATTCAATTAATTTGTCTTGTAAATATATTTTAAATTCAGATTCCAACTGGTCAAAGCATTTAATTACTTGATCCATTTTCGTATCAACATTTTCATTTATAGAAATATCCCATATTCTTTTTATTTGAAATTGCTGTCCATTTTCGTAAGTCGTAATATTGAAATCTGAATTAGCTCTGCTTATAGCCTGAATGCATTGTTTTAGAACAATTAATGGCATTTTTATTCCAAATGTGGCCATTATATTATCCTGCAATTCAGTAATATCATAAAATTTAGCCGTATCTATTTGTTGGGTACATTTAGTGGCTAAAACATACTTTATTATTGGAAAATAAATATCGTGATATAAATCAGCCCCTTCTGTATCATATAGAACTGCTAATAATGCAAAATTCTTTTTATTCATAATATAAGAGTGTGTTTTTGATTGAATGAGGGTTAAAGTTATAATAATTAGTTTATTATTACAAGTAATAGACCTTATTTTTCTATCAGTCGCCCATTTCCTCGCCGCCCATAGAAGTTAGTACAGACTCTATTGAAAGCGAAAAGGTCTGGCGGCTATGCCGTTTCGGGCAGAATCTTCCTCTTTCAGAGCGTATTCAGCCCGAAAACCTTTTCCCTTTCACGTCTGTACAATGGACGCCGACGGCAGCGGAAACAAGCGACTGACGGAAAAGTCAGAAAAAAAGACAAAACAGCATATAGATTGGTTCAAATAGGACCTAATTCTATATGCTGTTATTTTATCATTTGAAAAGGCTGTTTTTTAGAAACACACATAAAATGGGCAGGCGGTCAACTGCGCTCCCTCCAGAAAAATCAAAATCCCTATGTGTCCTTTGTGGAGCGTTTGGCGTGTCAGCTTCTTTTGTATCTGTACGCCTCCTTGTACCCTTTCATCAGTGTCTTTTCTATGTCGGAAGCCCGGTAGAGAATCTTGCCACCTACCTGTGTGTAAGGCAGAATGCCGTTGTTGCGGTAGTCCTGTAAGGTTCTCCGGCTTACTTTCAGCAGGTATGCCACTTCCTTGTCTGTCAGCAGTTCATCGCCATAGGCGGACGGTTGCCGCTTTTCCAATAACTTTTCAAGCAGGGCTAACAGCCTGTCGAAATTCGAGTGGAACGTCTTTACCCACTCGTGGTCCTTTTCTCTGATTTCATTACCCATACGCGTTTGATATTGGGTTATACATTATTCTTGAAACTCGTTCAAATAGTCTTGCCTTTCCAGCGGGCTTCCTTACGTTTCTCCTCCACATTTCCGACCACACGCTCCACATCATCGGGACGGTAATAAGTCCGGTTTCCGATTTTTGTAAAGGCCAGCGTCCCGTTATCCCTCAAGGTCTGCAGGGTTCTCGGACTGATACGTAACCTGCGGCAGACCTCGTGGTTGTCCATCCATTCACTTGTTTCCTTTCCGCCATGTTCACGGCACAGACTTTCCACCCGCTGCACGAAACGATCCAGCTTGGCGGCAATCTCCTCGAAAGTTCTTTTTTCAAAGCTGATGATTTCCATTGTCTTCATTATTTTCAGTTAAACATATATATTCAAAATTCCGGAAAAGGACAGGTCTTTTACAGCCTATATTCCATCATATCTCATCGTCCTATTCTCGGCTGGGAATGTGACTTTTTTATCCTGTTCCACTGCAAATAAAAGCAGTAGAAATCACACTGCAATGGATTTTCAGACCGGTGACGATGTGTTGCCCGGAATGACATCATGTTACATATCAACTGCATACAATGAGCCTTCTTCATAAACAGAATTTGCTTGAACAATCCGGTATGTAGAAATCACCCCGGCAAATTACGGCAGACAACACCGACCGCCCAATCGGTATAGTGCACGAGGTTACATAATTGCCACGGTATCTCCATTTGCTTGATTCTGTTCACTATACACATTTCCTTTGCTCACGACAATGAGTCAAGGTGCGCACCGAGACCAGTGAGTAAACCGATTAAAATCAAAAAATGTATGGTAACAAAAAAGAAATTGACCAAAGAAGAATGGGAGGCCATGACAGGTACAGACATGTCACTCATACTCCCGTCAGATGGCAGCATTGAAACTACCATAGAAGCATCCTTGAATGATACCGGGAAAGAGAAGTCAGAAGGAACGGTAGAACAGACCGACTCCACATTCGAGCCCCAGCAACCGTCAACCGGAAAAGAGGAAGCCATTCCCGCGTCTCAGCGACGTATAAGCAGTAGACAGAGAAAACTATCTCTGGACGAATACCGGAAAACCTTTCTTCAGGTTCCGAGAATCGAAGACCGCAAGCCCGTGTTTGTTAGCGGCGAGGTACGTGACAGGCTGGACGAGTTTGTCCGCAGGTTGGGAGGACGCAAAATGAGCGTTTCCGGACTGCTTGAGAATATTGCCCGGCAGCATCTTGAAATCTATTCGGAAGATTTCGAGCAGTGGAGAAAGCTGTGACATTTTCCGGAATGACCGACTTGCTTACTGACTCCAGTCATTACTGTATTCAGACAGTCAGCAGTCGACCAGAGGGAGTAACGGACAAAACTTCAGTTTTGGGAGTTAGCGAGGTTATCTTTCGGGCATCCCGAAAACCTCGCTCCACTCCCGAAGAGTGGAGGCAATCCGCTCCCGGTGGTCGCAGATTGTGAGAAAAAGTATAATCAGAAATCAAACAAAGAAAATATGAATGACAGAAAGAAAAACAGATCGAGGGGACGCCCCAGAGTAAGCGGAGTGTGCAAACTCAGCAAAGCCGTTACAGTGAAATTCTCCAAGATAGACTATGAACGGTTGTGCCGACGCAGCAGACAGGCCAAGCTAACGCTGGCGGAATACCTCCGCGTATCAGCCTTTGAGACGACGATAACGACCAGGCACTCTGCCGAGGAGACTGCCTTCATACGCAGCCTTACGGGTATGGCGAACAATCTGAACCAACTGACCCGTCTGTCCCATCAGGCCGGATTCCACCGTACCCAAAAGACGGTGACAGAACTCCTGCAGAAGCTCAAGGAGATTATTGTCCGGTACAGGTACGGAGAAAGGAGGCCGTCATGATTGGCAAAATCAAGAAAGGGAAATCCTTCGGCGGCTGTATCCGCTACGTGATGGGCAAGGACAACGCGGCAATCATTGACTCAGATGGCGTATTGCTGGGAAATATCCGGGAAATAACGGCCAGTTTCAACTACCAACGTGAGCTTAATCCGAAGATAAAACAGCCTGTCGGACACATCGCATTGAGCTTCAAGCCGGAGGACAAGGCATTGCTGACGGATGAATTTATGGCTAAAATAGCCCGGGAATACATGGAACTGATGGGCATAAGGAACACCCAGTTCATTCTGGTAAGGCATCATAATACGGACAACCCGCACTGCCATCTGGTCTATAACCGCATCGGGTATGACGGCAGGGTAATCTCTTCCCAAGGCGATTACAAGCGTAACGAGATTGCCACGAAAGTGCTTAAGGACAGGTACGGGCTGACATACGCCGAGGACAAAGGCAAGACTAACGTGGAGAAACTCCATGCTTCGGAGCGTGTGAAATACGAAATCTTCAATGCCGTCAAGGCGGCTTTGAAGCACTCCGGAACATGGAAAGAGTTCAACGATTATCTGCTTCGCCGGGGCATCAGGCTGGAATTTGTAAAGCGTACCCGGGAGATAAAAAGGCCGGAGGACATACAGGGAATCCGGTTCACTAAGGACGGGCAGACCTTCAAGGCTTCACAGATCAGCCGGGAGTTCAGCTTTGCCAGACTGAATGCCCGGCTGGGCTGGAAGACTTCGGAATCCCAACAGGAATCCGAACGTAAGGTGCAGTAAAGGATACCGGACGGAGGCCATCTTCTCGAAAGTACAGGACCTGGACTGTTCAGTCCTACAAACGGTACCGCTCCCGAAGAGCCGTTATCTCAGGAAGAACTCTTGCGCAGACGCAGGAAGAAGAGACAAAAGAGGAAAGGATTCGGATTGTAGTCCGTCCTTTCCCATTCAAATAATTCATGAACATTAAAATTGCAGGAATATGAAAATGGAAGAATGTATCGAGAGCATCTTCGGATGCCTGGAAAGAATCGAGGACAAAATCAACGGGTTGTCCGTCCCCTCGCCGGAAGGCAACAGCCCGACAGTTAATAATAAACAGGATGAGTCCGTGCTGAATGAAGTCCGGAATGGTCATGAGAAATTTCGCAAATTGTTGGCTCGCGTGTACGAAGGCCTTGCCGCCATCAAGAACGATATGGTTTCCATGGACAGGAAAAACTCGTCACAGGAAAGACTTGGACAGGTCTTGTCGGAAATGCATAATGAACAGCGGCAGAACCAGGAGAAAGTGGAAGCCTTGTTTTATGAGACCAATGACACAATCAGAAAGAATGCCGTTAAGACAAGCAATATCAACCATCATTTCAGCCTGAGTTTGGAATCCCCGTACATCCTTGGGAGTTTTTCCGTGATGTTCGCGGCAATCGTGGCCCTGTCCGTGGCTCTCTGTTTTTCGACGAGAACAGATGACGAGCAAGTCGATAATGATCTGAAGTACCGTTATGTCAAGATGAAAGGAGAGGCTACCCCCGAGCAACTTGTGGAACTTGAGAACCTCTTTGGACCGAACCGGGATAACGGACGGATAGAACAGATGCATGAGGACGTGGAAGCCTACGAGGAAGCGGTACGGAGACAGGCCACCCTGACCGAGCAGGCACGGCTGAAAGAACAGGCCGCGAGAGAACTGGACAGCAAGGCGAGGTCCATCAAGGACAAGTCAATTACGGACGAATCCAAAAAGTAAGCCCATGGCCAGTGTCAAAGTGAAATTCAGACCTTCCACCATAGAGGGAAAGGAAGGTACCATTTATTATCAGATTATCCAGAACCGTGTAATCCGTCAGTTAAAGACGGATTACCGGATATTTACGGATGAATGGAACGAAGCTGGAAGCTGTATCATTGTCGGTAGTTCGGAACGAAGCAATCTGCTCCTTTCCTTTCAGGAACGCATGGAGTGGGATCTGAAGCGGCTGGACATGATTGTCCACCAACTGGATAACCGGAAAGCCGGATATACGGCAGATGATATTGTCGCTTCTTTTCAGAACAATACAGAGGGACAGTCGCTTTTCAACTTCATGCAAGGCATCATAGCCCGTCTCAAACAGATGGGCAAGATACGCACGGCTGAAAATTATTCCTGTACTCTGAAAAGTTTCATGCAGTTCAGAAGGGACAGGGATGTTCTTCTGTCCGAAATTGATTCGGATTTGATGCAGCTTTATGAAGCCTACCTTCATGGGAAAGGAGCCGTGCGGAATACCAGTTCATTCTACATGCGTATCCTTCGGGCGGTATATAACCGTGCCCTGGAAAAGGAACTGATGGAACAACGCAATCCTTTCAGACATGTCTATACGGGAGTAGACAAGACCGTCAAGCGTGCCGTTCCCTTATCCGCCATCAAGCGTATGAAGAATCTTGATCTGTCCTTACAGCCTAATCTGGAATTTGCAAGGGACATGTTCCTGTTCAGTTTCTATACCCGTGGCATGTCGTTCGTAGATATGGCTCATTTAAAAAAGAAAGATCTTCAGAACGGATTTTTATCTTATCGCAGACGAAAGACCGGGCAGCAGCTGGTTATCAGGTGGGAAAAATGTATGCAGGAGATTGTCGGCAAATACCCGGAAGACAGCCTCAGTCCTTATCTTCTGCCCGTATTGAAATATCCTTTTAAGGATACGCACAAGCATTACAGGAATGTCTTGTCCGGAATAAACCGGAACCTGAAAGAAATAGCCAGACTGGCCGATATATCCTTTCCTCTGAGTATGTACTGTGCCCGTCATTCATGGGCAAGCGCAGCCAAAGGCAAGAACATCCCGATTTCGGTTATCAGTGAAGGAATGGGACATGATTCCGAGGCGACCACACAAATTTATCTGGCTTCATTGGACAATTCAGTAGTGGACAAAGCCAACGCACAAATTCTGAAAAGTCTGTAGGATTGGAGAACGTTTAGCAAAAGCATTCATTTCTTAGACAGAGGGACTCACTCTTGCGCAAAGTTATACATTTTATTGAAAATCCTGCAATTCCGGCCGTTGGATTTTCATCCGGAAGTCATTGAATTTCAACTGTTGTTTAGCAATTCTACATATAATTCATCAGCAAATCAGCCTTATAGCCTGAAATCTCCCTCTGTCTAAGAAAGACGCAGACACCGGGACTTTCTCATCCCCTTTACGCACAGAAAGAAGATGGAGAAAACGACCGGAGAAGCCGACATACAGGAGAACAGGCTGAAAGAACTTTCACCCGACTTGCTGAATACCTTACTCAAGGATCATACAACGAGCAAGGAAGGAAAACAATGCAACATATTCTGGGCTACTTCCGATTATGAATCGCTCGGCAAAGGTTATGAATATGGGTCTCAGATTCTTCCGGAGCTGATAACCGGAGAGAACGGGCATGTGGTCATGCCCCGTGTTCTGAAACACAGGGATACCCAAAGCACACGTTCCCGGGAAATGGCGGAGGTATTTACTCCATCCTGGATCTGCAATGCCCAGAACAACCTTATTGACGAGGCTTGGTTTGGCAGAAAGGATGTATTCAACCATGAAGTGACATCCAAAGACGGTACACATACATGGGAAGTAAATCCGGATAAGATTGCTTTTCCTGAAGGCAGGACATGGAAAGACTATGTACGGGAAAACCGGTTGGAAATCACCTGTGGAGAAGCTCCTTATCTGGTAAGCAGGTATGATACGACTACCGGAACATTCATTCCTGTGGAGAAACGTATCGGCCTGCTTGACCGTAAGCTCCGTATTGTCAGTGAGAATACTACGACAACGCGTGAATGGCTGGAGGCAGCCAAGGATGCTTACAGAAGCATCTATGCCTATGAATGGCAGGGCGACAGTCTTCTTCTTGCCCGTGAAGCCCTTCTCTTATCCTTCATCGAATATTACCGGAACAAGTTCGGTAAAGATCCACAAATTAAATCCATCAACCATATAGCCTATATCATCTCCTGGAATGTATGGCAGATGGACGGACTGAAAGGTGTCGTTCCGGACAGTTGCGGAGAACGTGTACGGACGGAACCGAGCCTGTTCGGTACGATTGAAAGACGGGAACCGTGCGAAGGCTGTCTGAAAAATGACCTGACCAAGCACAATGGCATTTACTGCATTATCAAGGACTGGCGGGCTACAGACAAGACAACAGGCAAAAAGGGGAAACGAATCCGATTTATCGACCTCATAAATGAAGAAGCATGAGATTCACATCGTCCCTGAAACTAAAACTAATCTATGTGTTCCGTATCAATGATGCGGCGCACCGTGGATGCCTGAAGATTGGCGAGGCAACCTGTGAGGATGAAAACGTGTTCGGTCTGTCTCCTAACAGCAAGGCGCTCAATGAAGCGGCAAGAAAGCGTATCAACCAATATACACAGACGGCAGGTATCGCATATGATTTGCTTTATACAGAACTGACCGTTTACAACCGTGGCGGACTCCGTTCATTCAACGACAAGGAGGTACACAATGTCTTGGAACGCTCCGGTATCAAAAAGAAAGTATTCGATACAGTCAATAAGGCCAATGAATGGTTCATCACCGATCTGGAAACAGTCAAGCGTGCTATTGCGGCTGTCAAGGAAAGCCGGAGTTCCCTTTCATCTGCCGAAGTTACCCAGGAGTATTCTCCAATTGTATTCCGCCCGGAACAACAGGAAGCCATCAACAAGACCAAGAAACAGTTTAAGAAAGGCAACCAGATGCTCTGGAACGCAAAGATGCGTTTCGGAAAGACCCTTTCTGCTCTGGAGGTTGTCAAGGATATGGAGTTTCAGCGTACCCTGATTCTAACTCATCGTCCTGTAGTGGATGCCGGATGGTTTGAGGATTTCTGTAAGATATTTTACGACCGCAAGGATTTTGCATACGGTTCCAAGAACAACGGCGAAAATTTTGGCAGTCTTGAACGGCGGGCAGAAAATCACGGATTGCATTATGTTTATTTCGCATCCATGCAGGATTTGCGCGGCTCTGAACTTGTGGGCGGTAATTTCGACAAAAACAACGAAGTGTTTGCTACCGATTGGGACCTAATTATCGTTGATGAAGCGCACGAAGGCACCCAGACCGAACTGGGTAAAGCGGTTATGGGAGAGCTGGTCAAGGAACAGACTAAAGTATTGCGCCTGTCAGGTACTCCATTCAACCTGCTGGATGATTTCAAAGAGGATGAAATCTATACATGGGACTATGTGATGGAACAGCGGGCCAAGATGAGCTGGGACGAACTCCATTTTGGTGACCCCAATCCGTATGCCTCACTGCCAACACTCAATATCTATACTTACGATTTGGGACGGTTGCTTCATGAATTTGTTGATGAAGATGTCGCCTTTAATTTCAAGGAGTTTTTCCGGGTCAATGAATCCGGCAGTTTCTGTCATGAAAAAGACGTGCAGGCTTTTTTGAATCTTCTTACCAAGGAGGACAAGAACAGCCTTTATCTATATGCCAACGAGGAATACCGGAATATTTTCCGCCATACCCTCTGGATGGTGCCTGGCGTGAAGGAAGCACGGGCACTGAGTGCCATGCTTCAAGCACATCCGGTGTTCCAGCATTTCAAGGTGGTCAATGTAGCCGGTGACGGTGATCAGGACGAAGAGAGCCGTGATGCCCTGGAAGCCGTGGAACAGGCTATCGGAAAAGATCCGGATGCCACACGGACCATTACCCTTTCTTGCGGACGGCTGACGACCGGAGTAAGTGTAAAGGCATGGACAGCCGTATTCATGTTGTCCGGTTCTTATAATACAGCCGCATCCAGTTATATGCAGACCATCTTCCGCGTACAGACACCAGCCACCATCAACGGACGGATGAAGGAGCAGTGCTACGTTTTTGATTTTGCTCCTGACCGTACCCTGAAAGTGATTGCCGAAACAGCCAAAATATCGTCCAAAGCCGGAAAAACTTCACAAAGCGACCGTAAGGCTATGGGTGAGTTTATCAATTTCTGTCCCATCATATCCATAGAGGGCTCACAGATGAACCGCTTTGATGTACCCCGTATGTTGGAACAGTTGAAACGGGTATATGTGGAACGTGTCGTCCGTAACGGGTTTGAAGACAACAGTCTGTATAACGATGAGCTGATGAAACTGGATGATTTGGAACTACAGGAATTCGATGACCTGAAAAAGATTATCGGTCAGACCAAGGCCATGCCCAAGACCAACCAGGTGGACATCAACAGTCAAGGCCTGAACAATGAGGAATACGAGGAAAAGGAGAAGCTGGAAAAGAAACCCAAGAAGGAACTTACGGAGGAAGAACTGAAACGGCTGGAAGAACTGAAAAAGAAGACCAAGAACAGGGAAGCGGCCATTTCCATACTCCGTGGCATATCCATCCGTATGCCCCTGTTGATTTATGGTGCGGAACTGAGTGATGAGAATCAGGAAATCACGATTGATAATTTTGCCTCACTCATTGATCCGCAGTCATGGGAAGAGTTCATGCCCAAGGGAGTGACCAAGCAGAAATTCAACAGCTTCAAAAAATACTATGATCCGGAAATATTCTGTGCTGCCGGAAAACGAATCCGCGCGATGGCTCGTGCTGCGGACAAACTGAGTATTGAGGAACGAATCGAACGTATTACGGACATCTTCAGTACTTTCCGTAATCCGGACAAGGAAACAGTGCTTACTCCGTGGCGTGTGGTAAACATGCACCTTGGCGACTGTCTGGGAGGCTATAACTTCTATGACACAGAGTATCAGAATGTGATTTCTGAACCACGGTTTATAGACAAAGGAGAAGTTACCGCAGAAGTTTTCTCCCCTGAATCCCGTATTCTGGAGATCAATTCCAAATCCGGACTTTATCCGCTTTATATGGCATACGGCATTTACCGAGCCAGAGTGAAGGCTTCTCTGTTCGCTGTAGAAACGATAGAGGAGCAGCAGACTGTATGGGACAAGGTCATAGCTGAAAACATCTTTGTCATCTGTAAGACTCCAATGGCAAAGAGCATTACCAAGCGTACGCTTGCCGGATTCCGTAAAGCAAAGACAAATATGTGGGCTCCGGAAGATCTTATCAACAAAATAAAGAATCAATCAGAATTATTCATTAAAAAAGTGCATGACTTAATAGGCAAAGACATGAAGATTAATGCTATAGTCGGTAATCCTCCATACCAAATCAATGATGGAAGCGGTGCATCTGACGATGCTGCAAATCCTATATACCAAATATTTGTACGGATAGCAAAACAGATCAGACCTGAATACTTTTCCCTGATTATGCCTTCAAAATGGATGATTGGAGGAAAAGCAGTACTTAAACCATTCAGAAAAGAAATGATGGAAGATAAACATATTGCATCCATCTATGATTATGAGGATTCTGGCGAATGCTTTAACGGGCAGCATATAGATGGTGGAATCTGCTATTTCCTTTGGAGTAATAAGCACAATGGCAAGTTGCGTTACACTTATATTTCAACGAATAAAGAGTTTTTTGTATCTACAAGATTCTTATCCGATGGGAATTCTGATATCGTTATACGTGACAACCGTCGTCAATCTATTATTGCTAAAACTTCGACAAATTGCTCCTTATTTAAGGAGATAGTCTCATTAACCCAGCCGTTTGGAATCAGAAAGGATTTATTTAATTCACCAGAAAGATATCCACTGTCTAATTTACAAGCAGAGCCTTTCTATGGGAGCGTAAAAATTTATGGTGTGAAAGGAGTTAAAGGAGGAGCAAGAAGGACGATTGGATATATTTCACCTAAAATTAACGTGAGTTCGAAATAAGAATAAATATATTTCACTTATAATTAGAAACATAGCGATAAAAGTATTAAATTTATAGTGCTGAATTATAACATTTA